CTTGGGGGCCCAGCCAGCGGACGCCCGCCTTGTCCTCGGATACGATTGGCGGGGCGGGCGCCATGCGGTCCTATACGCAAAAGACGATCAGGGCGTCTGGTGGGTTCTAGACAACCAGTCCGGTTCAATCCGTGAGCCGCGCCGACACAGCTTTGTGCCCGACCAGAATGCCATCTATGGCGAACCGCCCGGCGTCAGGCGTTAGGCTGGCTGACACAGCGGCTTGATCGTGCGAATACGGGCGGTCGGCGCTATTGCCGACGCCTGCCCCGCGTTAGGTCGCTGGGCGCTAAGGCCCTCGGATGAGGGAGAGAGATAACGCGATGAAGCTGCGCACCGTTGAGATTGAGGGCAAGACATACGCGGAGGTCCAAGACGGCAAGCCCGTCTTTGATTCCGACGACGGAAAGCAGATCGCTTTCGACGCGCCGGGCACTACGGCCACGATTGCTCGGCTAAACCGCGAGAACGCCGAGAAGCGCGAGAAACTGGACGCCGCTGAGACCTCGCTTAAGGCCTTTGAGGGCATCGCCGACCCCGCCGCTGCGCGCAAGGCTATCGAGACCGTCAAGAGCCTGGACGAAAAGACCCTGATCGCCGCCGGAGACCGTGACGCCGCCATCGCCGCCGCGATCAAGGCGAAGGAGGAGGAATACGCCCCGGTGGTCGAGAAGGCGTCAAAGCTGGAAGCGCAGCTTAACGCGGAACTGATCGGCGGTGGGTTCGCCCGGTCCAAGTTCGGGGCCGAGAAGCTGGCCATCCCGGCGGACATTGCGGAGGCCCGTTTCGGTCGCGCGTTCAAGATTGAGGACGGCAAGCCCGTCGCCTATGGCCCGGACGGTAACAAGCTGTTCAGCAAGGCCCGGCCCGGCGAGGTCGCGGACTTTGACGAGGCCTTCGAAATGCTCGTAGACATGTATCCGAACAAGAACAGCATCCTGAAGGGCACAGGCAACAGCGGCACGGGCGCCGAGCATGGCGGCGGCGGAGGCGCGGGCGGAAAGGTGCTGACCACCGCGCAGTTCGACGCTCTGTCCCCGGCGGAGCAGATGGCTAAGATGGAGGGCGGCTTTACAGTGGCCGATCCAGTCGGCTAGGTTTCCTTCGCGCCCTTCCTGGGTTCCTTCCCAACTGCGGCCCCGGTGTAAAAGCCGGGGCCTTTTTGCGTTTGGAGGCACCCACTAGCGCAAACTTCCGCTTTTCAGTATGTTCCCGCCCGAACAAGGCCGCTGCGCCCTGTGGGCCTCTCTGGGGGCAACGAGCCGGACGCGTAGTGGCGGATGGCGCTGAGGGGGCCGGATGGCTCCGCACCTAGACCAAACTGCCATCCCCCCTGTCCTGTGAGGAGCGCCCACCGTGGCCAACACGATCACCGCCATTCTGCCGTCGATTTACGCGGGCCTCCGGGTCGTTTCGCGTGAAATGATCGGCCTCATTCCTGCCGTGCAGCGCAACGCTGAACTGTCGCGCGCCGCCGTCGGCCAGATCATCAACGTGCCCGTCGTCGGCCCCGCCACGACCAGCAACATCACGCCGGGTTCGACTCCGCCGAACGATGGTGACACCGCGCCGACCACGATTCCGCTGACGATCAGCAAATCGAAGTATTCGCCCGTCCGCTGGAACGGCGAAGAGCAGCTTGCCATCGGCGGCAACGGCACGACCTACAACATCATTCTGGCCCAACAGTTTGCCCAGGCGTTCCGCGCCCTGGCGAACGAGGTCGAGACGGATGGTGTGGCCGCCGCCGTCGCGGGTGCCTCGCGCGCCTACGGGACGCCCGGCACCGCGCCGTTCAGCGTCGCCGACGACTTCACCGATTTCGCCGGGGTCAACCGTATCCTGGACCAGAACGGCACGGCCATGTTTGGTCGGTCGCTGGTCGTGGGTTCGGACGCCCGCTTCAACCTGGAAGGCAAGCAGAAGCTGCTGTTCAAGGTCAACGAGGCCGGAAGCGACGCCCTCCTGCGTCAGCGGTCGCTGGCCCAGGTTCAGGGCTTCGACATTGGCTACAGCGCGGGCGTCGTTCAGCGCCCCGCCGGGACCGGCGCGAACTATCTGGTCAACAATGGCGCGGGCTACCCCGTCGGCGCTACGGCGATCCAGGTCGATACCGGCACCGGGACGATCCTGGCGGGCAACACCGTCAGCTTCGCGGGCGACTCCAACAAGTATGTCGTCAAGTCGCTGGTCGGCACGACCCTGACCATCGGCGGCCCCGGCCTGCGCCAAGCCGTCGCGGACAATGCGGCCATTACGGTTGGTGCGGCCTACACGCCGAACCTGGCGTTCACCCAAGATGCGCTGATCCTGGGCGCTCGTGCCCCTGCGGCC